TTTGCAGCGATCAGGGGATGCAGTAAGGGCGCTGTGACCCATGCCACCAAGAGCAGGATTGCTGCTGCTGTTGTGGAGAAGGATGGCAGGCGATGGCTGGATCGCGATCTGGCGTTAGAGCTGTGGAACAAGAACACAGCGATCAACAACGTCAGCAAGGTGAGCCGGGGCGATCCGATTGAGACACCACCACCGCGTGATGCGGCGGAGCTGAAGCGGCGTGTTGAGGGGCTGCCGGATGATGCGATCCCGGATCTGAATGAGAGCAGGGCGCGGCGTGAGCACTACCAGGCGGAGCTGGCAAAGCTGCAGGTAACGCAGCAGCGTGGCGAGCTGGTGCCTGCTGATGAGGTGAAAAAGGAAGCGTTCAAGATGGGCCGGAGTGTGCGTGAGGCGCTGGCGAATTTGGCGGATCGATTGAGCCATCAGTTGGCTGGTGAGACGGACCCGGTGCGGATCCATCAGGTGCTGACGCAGGAGCACCGTGCAGCGTTGGTGGAGCTGTGTGATGGCTGATGCATGGCGCGATGGATTCTTGGAGGGGCTGCGGCCTGAAACGCCGCTGACGGTGAGCGAGTGGGCGGATCGATATCGCAAGCTGAGCAGCAAGGCGAGTGCGGAGCCGGGGCCGTGGCGCACGGATCGGACGCCTTATTTAAGGGAGCCCATGGATTGTTTAAGTAGCGAGAGCCCTGTTCAAAGGGTGGTGATGATGTTTGCGGCGCAGACGGGCAAAACGGAGGCGGGCAGCAACTGGCTGGGCTATGTGATCGACCATGCGCCGGGTCCGATGCTGTGCGTGCAGCCGACGGTGGAGATGGCGAAGCGGCTGAGCAAACAACGGCTTGAAAGCATGATCACGGAGACGCCATGCTTGGCGGCCAAGATCGCGCCGGCCAGGGCTAGGGATAGCGGCAACACGATGTTTAGCAAAGAGTTCAGCGGCGGGATCATGCTGCTGACCGGGGCGAACAGCGCGACCGGGCTGCGATCAGCGCCTTGTAGGTATTTATTCTGCGATGAGGTCGACGGCTTCCCTGCTGATGTGGATGGGGAAGGCGATCCGGTGAGTTTGGCGGAGCGGCGGACGACGACATTTGCACGGCGCAAGATCCTGCTCACCAGCACCCCGACCGTGAAGGACTTCAGCCGGATCGAGGCGGAGTATCAGCGCAGCGATCAGCGGCGGTTCTATGTGCCATGCCCCAGTTGCGGCGCGATGGAGTGGTTGAAGTGGGGTCAGCTGAAGTGGGACGACGGCAAGCCGGAGACTGCGCGGTATCAATGCGAGCACTGCGGCGAGAGGTTCGAGGAGATGCACAAACCGGCCATGCTGCGCGGTGGTGAGTGGCGTGCGACAGCACCGAGCAATGGGCGCACGGCTGGGTTCCATCTGAGTGGGCTCTACAGCCCGCTGGGATGGTGCAGCTGGGAGCAACTGGTGGATGATTTCCTAAGGGCCAAGGGCGATGCGCCGGCGTTGAAGAGCTTCGTCAATACGCGGCTGGCAGAGACGTGGGAGGAGGACTACGCGGCCAAGGTGAGCGCCGATGGACTGCTGGCGCGGCGGTTGGATTACAAGCCTGGTACGTGCCCTGCTGGCGTGGTGCTGCTGACCGGTGGCGTCGACGTGCAGGACAACCGACTAGCGGTGAGCGTGTGGGGATGGGGCGAGGGTGAGACGGGCTGGCTGGTGTGGCATCAGGAGCTGATGGGCGACCCGACGCAGACGGAGGTATGGGAGCAGCTGGATCATGTGCTGGCGACTGAATGGGAGACAGAGTGCGGCAAGCATCTGAAGCTGGCGCAGGTGGCGGTGGACTCTGGCGGCCACTGCACGCATGAGGTCTACCGATACGTGCGTGATCGCGGGTCGCGCGGTGTGGTGGCGATTAAGGGCAGCAGCAGGCGCAACAGCCCGGCGGTTGGTAAGGGCAGCAAGGTGGATGTGAACTGGCGCGGCAAGGTGATCAAGCGCGGCGTGACGCTGTATCAGCTGGGCACCGACACGATCAAGACGACGCTGTTCGGGCGGCTGCGCCATAACGAGACCACCGGCGGCTTGAACTTCGGGCTCGCTGCGGATGATGAGTACTACCGCCAGCTCACGAGCGAGCGGCAGGCGTTGCGGTATCACCGGGGCTTTCCGATTCGGGAATGGGTGAAGAAAGCAGGGGATCGCAATGAAGCGCTGGATTGTGCCGTGTATGGCTACGCGGCGATGTTGATCTATGGGCGCAGGATGAATAAGGCGACGATGTGGGAACAGTTGAGAGTGCAGTTGGAGGAGGGCAAGAAAGCACCGCTAAGATCGAGGAAGCAACAGCCGCCCGCTGCGGTTGGGCCAGGATTCGTCAGCAACTGGTAGGCCGTGAACATCCCCGCGACAATCAGGGCAGGCGACACGGTGAAGTGGCGCGACGTTGCGGGCGTCGACAATCTGGGCGATGTGGTCAGCAGTGCTGACTACACGCTGACCTACTGGCTGCGCACCAATACGGCTAGCGAAGGTGCGTCAGTTGTCGGCACTGCCTACGGCACTGGGTGGGAATTCACTATCGCGGCCAATGTCAGCAGTGGCTTTGACGCTGGCACTTGGTATTGGCAAGCGATTGCCAGCAAGAGTGGCTCAGTTATCACGCTGGGCGCCGGGCAGCTGACGGTGGATGCGGTGCTGTCCTATGCGGGCACACCGGGTGCATTTGATGGGCGCACACAGGCGCAGATCGATTTGGATGCGGTGCAGGCTGCGATCCGCGCGATTGTTAGCGGCGGCGCTAAGCAGTACAGCATCGGCAGCAGGAGCTTTACCAAGCTGGATCTAGGCGAGCTGATGGAGCGTGAAAGTAGGCTGAAGGCTGAGGTGAAGCGTGAGCAGATGGCGGATCTAATCGCCAACGGCTTGGGCAATCCGCACAACCTATTCGTGAGGTTCTGATGGGATTGCGGACGCGGCTATTCAAGGCAATGGGATTCGAGCCGATGCGGCCACGTGCGCGGGCGTATCAGGGTGCGCGTGTCAGCAGGCTGACGGCTGACTGGGTGACAAGCGGCACCAGTGCTGACAGCGAGATTAAGAGCAGCTTCAAGGCGCTACGCAATCGTGCGCGGCAGCTGTGCCGTGATAACGACTACGCGCGGCAGGCATTGCGCAGCATTCAGAACAATGTGATCGGGCACGGCATCAAGCACCAGTCACAGGTGCGGATGCAGCGTGGCGGGCGACTGGATCAGGCGATCAATGGCCAGATCCATGAGGCATGGGAGAAGTGGATGCACAAGAGCCGCTGTGATGTCAGCGGCCTGCTGGGCTTCCACGATATGGAACGCCTGCTATGCCGCAGCTTGGCGGAGAGCGGCGAGGTGTTTGTGCGGATGATCCGTCAGCCATTCGGCGGGTCGCGCGTGCCGTTCGCGCTGCAGGTGCTGGAGGCTGATTACCTGATCGACGACGATATTCCGCAGGCCGCGGCCGGTAACACGGTGCGGATGGGCATCGAGGTGGATGGCTACCTGCGCCCGCAGGCGTATCACTTCTATGCCAACCATCCCGGCGACACGTATGCGGGCAACCCGCGGACGAATGGCCGACGGATCCGGGTGCCTGCTGATGAGGTCATCCACCTGTTCCTGTCAGAGCGGCCAGGGCAGACACGTGGCGTCACATGGTTTGCATCGGCGCTGATGCGGCTGCACATGCTGCAGGGCTATGAAGAGGCCGAGGTGGTGCGGGCTCGGGCTAGCAGCGCATTGATGGGATTCATCCAATCGCCTGAGGGTGAGCTGATCGGTGATGAGATCTATGAAGGTGAGCGGGTGAGTGAGTTCAGCCCTGGTGTGTTCAAGTATCTGGCGCCGGGCGAGAGCGTGACGGTGCCGGATCTAAATGCACCGGACGGCCAGCTGGAACCATTCACGCGTTCGATGCTGCGTGCTGTAGCGGCTGGCGTTGGCGTCAGCTTCGAGAGCATCAGCAAGAACTTCTCAGAGAGCAACTACAGCAGCAGCCGGCTGAGCCTGCTGGAAGAGCGCGACACGTACAAGGTGCTGCAGCGGTTCTTTATTGAGAACTTCCATCAGATCGTCTACG